GGGGCGGCCCCGTTTGGGCTTGGTTTTCTCCGGCTCCGGCATGGGCTTTTTCCATTCCTGCTTGCTGTACTCGGTGACGGAAACAGGCTGGGCTTCCGGCTCCTTGGGGATGTCCGTCGGAGCATCCTTTTCCGGCGTGGAACGCACAGCGGAAAGGTCGATCACCTTTGCGGACGGAGCGGGGCCGGCGCCCACATCAGGGATCTCGGCCTGCTCCTTTTCCGGGGCTTTTCCCGGCATTTCAGGCGGGGTCTGTTCCTCCGTGGTAGGGGGATGCTTGTTTTCTTCTGCCATGACACGAATAACCTCCTTGACAAGAATTTAGGCCACGCCGCACGGCTGGCCCATATCAGCACACAGAGAAAACGCTGTCTGCATACAAAAACACCGCCTATGTCCTGTTAGGCGGTGCATTGTGTAAGGCTTGGCAGCTCATTTTCAGTTGTTTTTCTCTGTGTGCCCTTGTCAAGCGATGTTTGCTTTACCATATTACGCGGAATATATCAACCACTTTTCCAAAATTGTTTTCTTGCGCCACACACCGCGCTTATCTCCCTTAGATGGGTCGAACCCTACTATCTGCAAGTTTGTTTGCTTGCCTACCGATGCTGTGCCTTTCATTCCATCCCACTGCACCATAAGCTCTCCACTGCCCCATACGTGCCCAACAACAGTTCCAACACGTACTCCACAATCTGTTGATACCACTCGCGTCCCACAGCGCATAGCGTTCCTCCTCAGTTAATATACACGGTATAGACCGCCAAACCTTTCCGCTATAACTACATCACCAAATTCCGAATCCTGCGGCGCATCTATGTTGTTCACAAAAGCGAACGCATAATAGCCTTCGTTCTCGCACTTATCCAGCGCGTCGGCACACTCAGATGTCGCCAGTAGATACGTATCCATGTTCAACTCGCTGCCATCGCACATTTTATATTTGCCGTGTATGACGTGCCAAATAACCGCATCGCTATGCAGTTTATTTTCAATTTCAGAAATGGTCTGCCGCATCTGTGGGGTTAGACTATATATAAACCCGTTGATAGAGAAAAACACAATATCGTCTGTCTCAAACGCTTTGATAGCATCATCAAATATCCCTAAATCCTTCATGTAGCCAATCGCCTTATCTTTGTTCGTCATCAAACTACTCCTCCCCTAACTCATCCCGTAATGCCTGTGCAAATGCCCAGTCATAGTCCTTTGCCGACAGGTTACATATCTCTTTGATTTCCTCTGCCTCGATACCTATGTAGCAAAGCGTTATGGCCTCGTTACTATGCCCCAATTCCTTACAGAGCATAGACAGCGCCCTATACCCACGTTCCTGACTAAGATGCTGTGCCTGCGTGTAGAAGCGATAAGCGTATGTCTTGCGCATGGTGTGGCTGCCATACAGCAGCGGATTCCACCCCAGCCGTTCTGCCGCCGGAACGATTATGTCGTCGTTGAGCGTTTTGCGGGTCAGGCATCCGCCCTTCTGCGAACTAAACAGGAAATCCTCGCTTGCCAGATGCATATCATCCGTGTACTGGGCGACCATCGCCGCCACCTCGTCGCTTATCTTCAGCTCCCTGCCCTTGCCGGTTTTCTGCTCGATGACGTACACCGTATCCTTGGGGCTGCCGTCCTTGCCAATGAACTGCCCGGCCTTGAGCTGCACCAAATCCCCGCCGCGCAATCCAACGTTGCACCCAAGCCGGAACAGAACCAAATTTCTGTACGCGAGCCGCCTACGCTTAGTGTCCTGCAAAGAGTGTTCCATGGCGGTTATCTCGGCCATTGTTTTGAGCGGAACCTTTGTGTGCTTAGTCAGCGGCGCGTACTGTTGCTTGGTGCTGCGCAACTGCGGCCTTAACGCTTTGCCGCAATGTGAGCAGAAATTCGCCGTGCCTTCGTTTTCCTCTCCACACTTAGTGCAGATGAGTATGTACGGCGTTTCCACCACTCGCGGCTTGAATTGTAGTAAGTTACTTGGCATTCTTTAACACCCCTTGCCGTCTTAATGAGTGGTCTACCTCAGTCCAAAAGTCGAATCCCGAATCCAAAGTAGATTCACATGCTTTAATGACATCCTCGTCAATTTGCTCCATTATGCCGTACAGTTGGTCTTCCTCATCTATCTCTATGCGGCCAGTACCTTCAAGGAAACCAAGATAATTTGCCACGCTTATGAGCGAACAAGTATCCATATGATATTTCATTTATGCCCTCCATGCTACCGCTAATTCTCTTGCTTGTTCTCGCTTGTTTGCCGCCAACAGCGACACCATTATGCTCATCATCTGCTCAGGCGTTAGTTCGTACAACTCCTGCTTGTCCTCCACCCTCCTGCGGATGTACTCTTCGGAGCTGAAGTCATATTCTCTTGGCGCGGCGTTGCGCATCATAAAGAAGCTTTCGCGCAGGGTGTTTTCATCATATATGCTGCCTGTGGCAGAGCTGACGTACAGTTTCATATGCCCTCCTTAATCGCCTATGGCATAAAACCCATCAATGTGCTTCCTACCATCCCATACACCATCTATTTCCCGAACAGCTTCATCTAAGTACCTATCGATAAGCGTGTCTACATCATATATGTCATGAGAATCATCCTCACTTTGAATCCATGCTTCGTATTCTTCCTGAACCCTACGCATGGCCGTTCTGAATGCCTCAACGGTTTTATCTTCGCTAACGCTATCTGGTGTTGCTATCCGGACAATATTGTCTTTCTTTATACTACAGTTACAGTAGTGTATCTCAAATATATATTCCTTCATATCTCCTCCAATGTGCCGTTCTTGCTTGTGCAGTTCTGGACGTATTGCTCAAATGTGTACGCATATTCTTCCGGCTGCTCCCGCTTGAGCTGCTCAAACTCCTGCCGCAGTTCCTTTTCGGTCACAAACCGCATCACCTCTGTATCAATGAAAATATTCATCTGCTATCTCCTTGAACCCTGCCATAACAAAGTCATCGTATGTCAGCCCGAATCCGTTTTCATCCGTCAGCGTATCCATGATGTCGCTGTCATTCCAGAGCCAGTCTCTGCCTACGCTTATGGCGGAATCTATGAGCAGCTTTAAGGCGGATATGTATTCGTTGTCGGTCATTTAGTGCTCCTCCATCCATTTCTCAGCGATTTTAGCCGCCTCGTCGTAGGAATCGGCTTCGCCTATCGAACACCCGCTACTCCACATATTGTCTTCCAAATAACATTCGGCAATTATCCGTCCTGCATCATCGCCGTATATCTTTCTTATACTGTCTGTCATATAGCCATATGGTTCAAGGCAATTCTCGATGTCTTCTTCGCTCAAGTCGTCCATATTTGCTGAGACATGGCATATCACATACTCATGTTCTCCAGCCGCCCTGTCCTTCTCAGTAAGGTCTACCCATGTCATCTGCACCATTTCATATTCGTTATTACCGTTATCACGCATCCATTGGCCATCATCAGTTTCAATCCAGCCTTTACACTCTATGTTCATTAGTTATCCTCCACTATTTCAACTATATTCAGCAATTTGCCCGGTTCTATACTGAAGCACCGCGCTATCTGAGCTTTATAAGCTATGTTGTCATCATCCCCGTCCCATTCCTCCTCAATATCACTGGTATCCTCACCTATTCGTTTGAAGCTATATTCAGCCAGATTGCGATAAAAGGCGGTAATGAACTGTATCTCTTCGTAATCGTCGTACCACTTAACCCACTCCCAATAAAAGGTGACATATTCATCTTGGTCTACAACGTGCGCTATACACATAAATGGCCGCACCGCATTACTTTCTTTTGCCTGCTTTATTAGTTCCAGAGCATCCTCCTTGCGCAACGTCAGCGCCACATCACTGTAATAACCCATTATTCTTCCTCCTCCGCGAAGTATTCTTCAATCAGATAACCATAGCCAGCCTTTTCGATATCCTTGGGATCAAATTCCAGCACACCAATCAATGCCTCTGTTATGCGCCAGTCAGGCCACTCATAGCTTTGGCACCGTTCAACTATGCCCTTGATAAGTCGTACACAGTTCATTCATTGCCTTCCTCCCACCTATCGAGATTCTCAATCGGTATCTGCTCTGTTACTTCATCCTGCAAAGCGTCGCTGTACACATCCAGCATCACCCGGCCACTGCCTTCGTACACTTCGAGCTTTGCCACCGCCATACTGTTGCCGAACTCCGGCCTATCAATTTCCAACCAGATGCCGGGATAGTTCGGGTCATTACAGGGCGTTGCTATCAACGTACCCTGACCTGTCGCTACCCTAATCTGTGTATTATTCACATTGTTACCTCCCTATTGTTATTTCGTCAAAATCGTCATACAGCTCTCTCCTGTAAAACAGTTCGTAGGGCGAGACTATCACATCCTCTTGCCCATTATCATCCTCATCATCCCATATTTCCAACCAATCATACGGTTCACCATCTGTATCTCTCAAAGCATCACTACGCAACAAGCTTTGGCATAATATTGCCTCTGCTTTCATGGTCTGAAATGTGCCAGACGCCCGCTCATCGTATCTATCTTGGTCTTTGTTGTATGCCATTAAGTGAAACATTGCTTTCTTCCTCCTCAGTTCGATAACAGTGTAAGTATTACGATAACGATAATCCATGCAATCAGCCGTTTGGGATAAAATTCAAAATACATAGTTATACCTCCTCGGATGCCACCAGAGCCCCAAATAGCCCCTCTGCGGCGTTTTTATTATTTTGTAGATAGATTGGTTGTGTAAGATATAGAATTGCTCATAACGTGTATTTGGAGCCTATATAAGAATTGCTTATTTCTGTAGCTCCCACATGTGCAGCTCCTGCCATGTCATCACCAGCCAGCCGCCGCAAACCCTGACAATGGTTTCATCGCCGTGACAAGCTTCTTCCGCTTCCTTGCGGGTATCGTACTGTGTCATTCCGTTTCCTTCTTCTCAAGGTTACAAAAGAAATCATCTTCCGAAAACATCATACCGTCATAATACTCAAACAGTGCTTCATCAGGGATGTCATCTGGGTCTGGCAAAAGCACAGGGTACTCAGTATCATTCTCCAACACCATCAGATAACTCAGTTTCAGCTCATCCAGTTCATCGCGGGTCAGGTCTTGTATTACTCGATACATTCTTTTTCTCCTTCGCATAGCATATCTGTACTCATTAAATACATTCCGTTCCTCCTGTCGCTTTAATATTTGCCCTTTATGGGCGGGGAATTAGCGATTAGATATCAAACACAGAAACCCAGCGCCACGCCATACGAGTCCAAGACATAGCTATAGCTCGCGAATCCAGAAGTGTCGACCACACAAAAGAAGCGGGAGTCACCGAAATACGCGGAACGCAACCAAGCCGAACAAGCGGAGCCCTTCTCGCCAAAAGTAATTCTATAATTGCTCGTTGCAAATGCTATATACCGCTTACCGTCTTCGGCAGGCGCATAAATGGCACTACCGAACATTTCACTTTCGGAAAACAACCATAGTTTGCGATACATAACTTTAATACTACCATCATATGTTACATATTCTTTCAACACTGTACGCACATAAGGCAATACTGATTTAGGAATCCAACTTTGAGGCGATTCTACAAGAGATTTGTCCAGGTCCGAGGTGGCAAATCCATTAAGGCAAGAAGTGGGATTTATGGCACTCTTTTTTAGGTGGTCTACCTGCCTCAATGCAATAGTGTTACGGCGTCCAGTCGCAGCGTCTATATCATGCCCAATTCCCACAATCTCAAAGGTAATACCATCTACTACAATGGTGTCGTGTACATTATAGTAATCTGCCGCTTCTCCTGCTTTAGAAATGCGGGACATCTTTGCTATTTCACTTTCAACAGGCGTTATGCCAAGTTGCCGCATCTGCTCGTCAGTCAATTTCGTTTTCTTACCATTGATACAAAGATAATTTTCAAACATAGTTCGGTTCCTTTCTAATTTAATATTTGCCCGGCCAAAGCTCGCGTACCGTGGGATGCCACTGTACAAAGACATCCGCTTCCTGCCGATTATTCCTCTCCGTACCGTCCGGCATCACTATGGTGCGGCGTGTTGTAGTCAGCGTTTTTAACGCTTGGCGCAGAGTCTTATACAGTTGCGCTCTGTCCGTGTAATACTGGCCGTAGGTGTATGCCCATGAATCAATACATTGGATATGAAATTTGCCATCGGCCAATAGACTGATTTTATAGTGGTATCCGTCTTCTGTGACGTGGTTGCGTATCATTTGTCCTCCTCGTCAAGGCTGATGGTTGCCACGGGGAACACATCCCAGTTCATATAGGTAAGGTCCGGTATGCCGGCGTGTATCAGCAGTGACCGCTGTGCCTTCTCCGTCAGGTCTTCAAAGTAAATTGCAAATCCGTGGGTGTCAGTCATTGTTATTTTCCTCCTCTATCGCATCAAATCCTACAGACGTCAACTCATCGAAAGACATCATGCTGAGGTCTTGTATCATTGCTCTCAGGTTTCCGCATTTGTGCTCATCAACAACCCTGCCGTCAACCAATGTCGTAAACGTCATCGTTTTCAGATTCACATTAACCTGAATCTGTTCGTTGTTGTCGCCCGTTGTATATGCCAACGGAATAGAAGTGTAATTCTCAAACACGCTTTCGTCCGTAGCGCCAAATTCGCGCTGCTGGTAATCGAGAATAGTGTCTTTAGCGGCTATCATAATTCCCGAATAGAAGAGCTTCTTTTCTTTCTCATCTGTCTCGTTGAATGCCATAACCAATTCGTCTCCCCAGACATATGCCTGCGCTACACATCGGCTTGTGAAATCCCCGATAGCCCCACGAATGCTCTTAAACCAACGAATTTTAAACACCTTTGTCGGATAACCCTTATGACACTCAAAGGTCACACATTCACCCGTTTTCTTATCAGTCCCCATCATGACACCATGATTTCCTATATCGTGTCGCAGCATCACATTGTACCTATCATTGTTATTAATCATTTGTTATTTCCTCCTCTATTGTTATCTTGAATCTGTGAACTGAATCCCCTCCAATATCAACATACACCACATTATCATCCGTACTACTTGGGTAGGCATAGAATTTCTCGCAAGTTAGCTGTTCGCCATAATACTCATGGATTCCATCCACCAACAGGCTGTCCTCGCCCAAAAAGTCTTGGTACAACCCACTTTGAATTGCGTCTTTAATATAGCCTATCATTTTGATTCCTCCTGCGTTCTCAATGCGCACCATGCGAACCAATCCAACTTCGACACTAACGCTCGTGCTCTTTCTACAAATGTTGTTATAGCCTGTAGTTTTTCATCCGAATATGCGCCCCAATAAAATGATGGGACACCATTCTCATAATCATAATTCCACACCACAAACGGGGCAGGATCGTCTTTGATGCCAGACCGCACACCTATTGCAACCCCACCATTACCAATTTCATGGAAAAACTGAATTGTATAATCTGCGTTCACATAACCCATGTGTATCATTTACCGTTCCTCCTTCAAGAGAACTCTTGTAAACACGCCCTCCCTCTTTTGACGATTCCACGTCAGTCTCCAATACTGAATACCTTCGGGTTTACGTTCTACGGTATTATTTTCAATTTCGCAGTGAATTACTCCGCTCTCACAAAATGCTATTAGCTTGTCATAATCATAATTTCCACACACGGAGTAATAATATCCGGACAACGGATAGTAGATATCTCCTGCATAGTTCTCGCATAATCGCCCTGCAATCTGCACCATCCGTGACGTTATGCTTGACACATTATCGTTTACGCTTTTAGTTGTGTTCCCTTTGCCCGTATTGTAGGGGTGTATTGTATATATCATTTAAGCCTCCTTATCTCACACATATCTCACCGCTTCTTCGCGCGTGATAAAAAAATGTATACCTGCCGCACATTCGTTCCAACGGTTTTCGTCAAAGTCTGGGGTCTCTACGATTTCGCCAACATGATAAATAAATTCGTTGCTATAATTGCTTGCGACCTCGGCCAAACCGCTCTCTGACCCATCTGGATTAGTTATGCTCAGCACCTTTGCCTTACTGCATCGACATTTACGCGAAGTAGCGCTGCTACGCTTAGCATCGGCACATATCTCCAACATGACGATTTTGCCTATGGCTTTTTTATATCCAATGAACGAACCAGTCCCAGGACACTGTAATGGATAAAAGGCTGTGTGCCTATCCCATGCAACTTTGTCAACATTTCTGGCATCGCGCAGGTCGGCACCGTGCAGGTTGGCACCGCGCAGGTTGGCATTGTACAGGTTAGCACCGCGCAGGTCGGCATCGCGCAGGTCGGCACCGCGCAGGTTAGCACCGCGCAGGTCGGCATCGGGCAAGTTGGCACTGCGCAGGTCAGCACCGAGCAGGTCGGCATCGCGCAGGTCGGCACCGCGCAGGTTAGCACATTCCCCGCCATCCTCGCCTCTTAACCATTTTGCATGCTTATCAAGAACGAGTTTCAAATCCATTCCGCTTTCCTCCTTAAATCGCTTTATATTTCGGCACCTGCCGTATCCCATCGTATTCCCACAGCACCACGTCCTCTGGGTCAACACCCTCAGCTTCCGCTATTTCCTTGCGTGTATTGTCATAAACGTAGAAGCTATATCCCTGCACATCCTCGGCGCACTCCGGCACAGTATCTTCATCATGCACTATCCATTCCTCGCCGGTGTTGAAGAACTCCGTTTCGAGGCAGCGAACCGCTTCGTCATTGTACAGGTCGGTCGGATAGATGAAGTAAATCCAATCGCTTTGGCAAGAGCCGCGCAGGGTTTTATAGTCATATTCCTTGCTCAGCATCAATGTCAGGCCCATACAGATTCCCCACTGTGCATTGCGGCCATAGTTTGGGTTGTACATCTGAGATGCGAATTTCCACGTCTCGATTTCTTCATCGGTGTAGGAGTCCCTGCCTACAGGCGGCACATAATTCAGAAGCATTTCCTGTTCGGTGCTGTATGGGCAGGTAGCGCCAACATCTTCCCAATCCATTTCCTCAAGCGCTTTGACTACCTGCTCAAACTCATCAAAAACGTATCTTCCGTATGACTTATTGCCGTACAGCGCGGCCTTGTCTATCTTGAGCTGTTCGTCATCCCATGGGCTTTCCTGCCACTCCCACGGCACTTGGCGTGCGTACACTTTACGGTTTTCTTTCATATTCCCTCCTTATCCTTGAATACATCCAGATAATTTGATACTGCATCGGACAAGACTTCATAATCGTGCTGGTTGGGGTAATACACGTACCAATCTACCCTTCCGTTGCAATCCCAAATGTGTGGATCGATGCCGTTTCGGAAATTAGGATTAGATGTATGCTTTACCCCAAATAAATCTGAAAAGCGCAAGAGCAGAACATCTACTTGTCCTTCACTAAAATTCAGAATTGTTACCTGAATAGCATTATAATGATTGGCAACTATTCCCGTTACAAACTGAATCTTTGCTCGGTTAGTATCACTCAAACGCACATAGCAGGCTCTGCCCACATAGGTAGCATCTGGATACTTTCCCCCGATAATCTTACGAAGTTCACGTTCATAAAAAGTCATTCGTCTTTCTCCCTCCTTACTTCACAACATGTTCCAGTGTCTCCGCATCGAAATGATGGTACGCACGGCGCGGCCCCATTGGGTGTTTCTTTTGCAAGCTGCTGAGAACATAACAAGTGTGCTCTTCGCCCATACTATCCGTCACTTTCACAGTTCCTTTTAGCAACCGCATGGAGCTTACCGTTTCCCCAAAGAATTTGAGTGTATCTCTGTCAAAAAAGTGCCCGTTAGGATGCATACGCTGATACTCGCTAATAAGACCGTATACACTATATACTTTCACTGCCATTTATTATTCCTCCTTGCTTTTCTATATCTACACCAATGAGTTCACCCAACGCCTTTGCCGCCGTCTCAAAAGAGTCATATACATCGTTAGTGTCATATTCAGGCGCAAACGTTTCAAAGACTGCCTCTGCCAGCAAACCTGAAAATTCATCACTATGAATATCATCTTCACTCCATCCATAAAAGGAGATTAATATTTCGCGTTTACATTCATTTACATCCATATCAAGATAAACAAACCCATGAGCGACACGATACATGTCGCCATAAGCATTTACCTGCGCCAACTCAAAGACATTACTGCCCTTTTCGGGGGCTTCTCTGCGGAATTGAGCGCAGTCTATGTCTGTACAAATCCAATTACTCTTTTGCATAATCACACCTCATAAACCTGTGGGTCGTTTGTCCCCCCTACCCTACTTACAGATACACACGATAAGCCAAAATACTCCTGTGCCTTTTCTTCGGCTTCCGACGTTGTGCTGGCAATTATAACTATGATTTTATCTCCTCCATACCTCAAACGCGCCGTATAAATGTGCCTGCCAATGGTCTTATAAGCCTGCTCCATAGTCGTCATTTTGATGCCTCCCTCCCCTTCAATACACAAAGTCCGTCTCAACGTAGTCCCAGCCGATGCCCCAGTGCGTCACACCCAGCACGCACAGGTCAAGCATCTCACAGTAGAATATGATTTCGTCCGTGTGTTCCTTCAGCCGTTCTGCCGTGGCGCGGTCAATCAGATAATACTGGTAGATTTCTATTGGTTCCTCATTCTCCCAATCGTCATCCGCGTCCACCTCGTTGCCGTCGGCATCGTAGTAGCGGTACAGCTCACCGCTCTCAAGGTTGTCATACAGGTTCCCATCCACACTCGCAATATCGTTGCAGAGCAACATCTGACTGTCTGGATAGAATATCTGGCTGTACTCACAGCGCACAGTCTTGCCCTTACAAGTCGTGTACGGATCTGCCACCTTTTCAAATTTATATCTATCTTTGAGCCACTCGTTGTGTTCCAGCGCCAAGCCGGTATAGAAATCGTCGTTTTCGTTGCGGTATATCTCATCCACATAGAATGATCTGTTAGCCATATTATATCACCTCACCTGTATATCTTGACAATTTCCCAATCTGTTAGTGCCGCTGTGGTATCGAGCTCCCTTATGGGCAGCCTCTTAATTACAGCCTTATCGAAGTCGCATTCATAAACATAACGATAAATCTTGGTATCAATTATCCTCTCTTTTTGTATTCGTGTTTCAAATTCCTTGGTCATTGTTACCTTTCCAGCTCTGCCATGCAATCCTCGCACAGCATACCTATTTCCGTGTGTTCCAGCTTGTCCTTGCGCTTTATCTCGCCACACCAATAGCAGCGATCGTATTCATCCTCATAGTCCAGCAGTTCTTCAAAGCTGATATCCATGCAATACGGCATCAGCTCGGCCAGCTTTGAATCGTACTTGGCTCCGCCCTCCAACTCTGCCCGCTCGCTGGGATAGAGCATGTCATCCTCCCAGTTGTAGCCATACACATTTCCCTTTTTATCCACGTAAAACTCGCCGTAGTCGCTGTATTTGTTGCCGTCAAGGGTTACTGTGCCGCCAAGGTCAAAAATGTCGCACACGCTCTTGGTCGGAGTCCAGTATTTCGGTGTCTTGTAGGACGTATTGCTGAACATCAATCCGGTTTGCTCATCTGTCACGAAGTCCCCCACGGTGCTGATGTTACCTTCCATGTCGAGGAATGCAAGCCGTGAGCCGCCTATTTCGTTTTCTATCAGCTTGCAGAAATACTTGTCCTGAGGGAAGTGTTTGTTGATACATTTCATAGTGCTGAGCTGGGTCAGTATGTATTCCATTGTGTCGCTTATGCCGCTCCTCGGCTGCACGCTCAGTATGCCGTTATGCGCCACACCCAGACTGGTTTTGCACATGAGTTTCCGCAGCACACTCAGATTGTCCGTCACAGGGAACGGATGCGTGTTCTCAGGCGATGTGCCACCGTGTGTGGTTATGCGGAAGTGGAATATCATAGGCGTCTGCACAGTGTCTATTTTGCCCTCTACGCGCTTATATGCCTTATAGAAGTCTTTATATTCCATGAAACCTTTCTCGATGCACACGCCGCCGTTGGCCGTGTACATGAAGCCTGCGCCGTCCGGATTATGGTTCCACATATTCTCGAACATTTCATCACTGGGTGCTGCTATGCCGGCCTTCTTTACTACTATAATGCACATGATTATGCTGCCTCCTGTTGTCTATGGAATGTTGTTCTCTTGGTCAAATAGTCAATAAGGTCTGGGTAATCCACGTCGCGGAATATATCTTCCCATGTGGTTTTATTTATGTCGTTGATGTTTAGTCCCTTAGCGAATCGACAAAGGGTATCTACGAATTGAAGTGTTGCGTTGAATGTGCTTGCTTTTAGCGTTCCTCGGAACAGTCTGAACTCTATCGTGTTGGCGTTCCTTAGGTTAACGGCATAATATCGGCCTTTGTTGCGTAGGTCACGCGCTTTGCTGGCAAGTGTGGCATCGTTGTCATCATCCTCCAACGTGATTTCGTTCTTGCTTGCCCAATGGTTTAGCTGTTCTCCCGTGCGGCGGCTGAACGGTATCATATGTGATTCCCAGAACCGATTGACCAGCAGCACGGCCTTGGCGATGTTCAAGTCGATTTCAGTTTGGGTATTGCCGAAGAAATCTCTGTTGACGTGTACATGCAGGCCGCACGTTCCGGCATCGTGTGATGTGAACCCGTACTCACAGCATTTCTTCCGTATCCATTCCCAGTTAAGTTCGTTCATGTGGTAGGCAAGTGTGCAGGGATGGGACACGATTTCCACGCCATCCTCGAGGCTGCCGTCATGCTTGCAGTAGATTTCCGGCACATCAACCTGCAATTCCTCGGCCAATTTTCCCGGGTTTTCGCCTTTGTCCACTTCCAACTCCACGCCCATATACAGCGGTGTGCCGTGGGTGAAATCCTCTTGCGTGTGGTAGAAGTCGGGGTCTGGCTTGTACGAATAGTCGTAGATGGTTGTGGATTCCATTTCCTCCGCGCAGGTTTCGCAGCAATAGTAACCGTCGATTGTGTGAACATCTTCATCACGCACCAAGCATCCGCAGTTGTCGCAAGTATGCCAGCTTGCGACATAGCACCAGTCACACACCCATATTCCGTTATCATCGCAGTGCATATCCCAATCACGGCACCAGTCACCGCAATCCTCGCATTGATGATAGGGGCCATGCTCACGGCAGTATCTGCACACCATGCCCTTGTTCGGCACTTCCACGCAGTTAGGTTCCCAGTCACCGCAGTCCGCGCACTTGTAATAACCCGCTCCTTCGGCGCATTCCTCATTGCAAAAGCAGCGGTTATCGATTGTCTCTATCCAGTCGTCTGTCCAGTCACCGCAGTGCTCGCACTGCACATAGTCCTTCTCCTCAGCGCATTCCTCATTGCAAAACGTTTTGCCATCCTGCGCCGTTATCATTGCTTCTTCGTCTTCGATTACCGCACCGCAGTTCGCACAAATATACTTTTCCATATTCGCTTTTCCTTTCTGTTGTTACATAGCTGAGATGAGCACGAATATTATATACCATGTGACGATTAAAAAGACGATTCCTGCCGTTTGCACCGCGTACCACGCCACGCTGTACGGGCGGAGCTTATAGCGTTTCATATATCTCTCCTTAATGTGATTTCACTCAGTTCTTCCCAGTCATCGGGGTTTCCCTGCCGCCGCAGATACGTATGTCCTCCGTCCACGCCAACCGCGCCGCACTTACACATCTTGAAGTCGTGGGTGTATTTGCTTTCGATTACGTCCCCGCACTTCTTACATTTAATCTTATTGGTTATGATTTTCTGCATGGTTTTCCTCCTACGCCACGGCACAGCCCCGCAAGGCCGCGAACAGCTCATCCAGTTGCCGCCACAGTCTTTCCCAGTCGGCCACGGCAAGCGGGTTGCGTGTTCCGCCCGGCACGTCCGCCCAGTCTTGCGCAAACGTTTCGATTTCCTTGCGCGTATCTGCCACGCGCTGCATGATTTCCCATTTAGACATTGTTGTTTCCTCCTTTGCCCCAAAGAACCAATATGTTTCCTTGGGTTTTACGTTTACGATATCGCACACCGCTTCCGACACGCGATATTTCAGCACCAACTTTTCCCATTCCTTGACGGTATACAATTCGTTGCCGATAAGTATGCCGTCAAAGGTTCTTTTTGCCCGGTTCAGCAAGCGGGCATTGTCATACTCCGGCTTAATACGATAGTATTTCATATGCGTTTCCCCTTTTTGTGAGCATAAAAATAAGGCCACGCCGTTGCGTGACCCATAATTGAGTTCTGTGTTTATTTCCTTTTGGTCATTACGTTTAGGAATGTCAATCCTATCATGATTCTATCGTTCGTTGTTGGGACGATTTCAAAATTGTCTACAAGATTCATTACTTCCCTTATGGCATCCATGCTGTATACCCTTACGGTTAAATCCGTACAATATACAGTTATTTCGCCAATATCGGGGAAAATGTCGTTCATTTGACATTCGAATGTGGCATTCTCATCGTATTCGGTTACGATTTCCTTGAGTAAATCGTAAGCCTTATGCATATCATTATATCTTTCCTTATTCACAGCCCAGAGCGATTTCGCATTTGCTTTGGCCTTTGCTTCTAAGGCTTTTTCCATAGACGCCCAGAAGCGTTCTTCGTCGCTCATAGGCGTAATATCTATGATTTCCTTCATCCTCTCCTCCTTCTTGCGTTTATGTAAAAGCTTACCATACCGCGCCCGATAAGGCAAGGCTTTTCCAAATCATACAAGCAAACCCCGCACACCATTGCGCGAGGCTTAATCTATGATTTATGACGGGGTATGACGTTCCGTGTAACACAACCCCGATAGCCCACTACCACATAAACTATCGGTTAAAAAGCGAAAGGCCATACCCTTGCGCTAATCATATCACGCTTAGGAATAAAACGCAAGATTACTTATTGCGCTCGTACAGTGATTCATAGGACGTCCCGGTTATGACGCGGTTGATAACCTGCACAACAAGCTTGATAACCGTATTTCCCTTCGGCATAGTGACCGTCTTGGGCTGCTTGCCTGCCTTGCACGCCGTCAGCACCATAAAGGCGATATCCTGAGACGTTACCTTATAAATGTTCTTTCCTTCGCCATTGTCCTCGAATATGATAGCATCCACCAGACGCTGGAGCTCTTTCGTCAACGTTGTTTTGCTGATAGGGTTCTTTTCCTGAGTACGTTCCGTGTGCTTGTCCATGCGGTACACGTTAAGCAATTCCTTCCAGTCTCCGCCCAATTCCGCCGTTGCATAAGCGGACAGCAGACGCGCCATGTTATCCGCCCGGTATACCCAGCCGGATTCGTTACTGATTTTCTGAGGTTCACAGAAACGGTTGAACGCCGCCAAGTCGATAATCTTTTTCCCATCGACAAGCATATACTTGCCATTTTCCTTATCCTGCCCTAACGTTATCTTGCTTACTTCCAACGCCATAATTGCGTTGTACATAGGCTTATCAGACGCCCGCAGCACGGAGAATTCCTCATTCATAACCATGAGATTAAGCTTGCTTACGTTTTCGCTCACGCCGTGCAGCAGCTTTGCAATTTCGTCGTTGGGCTTGTTCTCAAGGATAAGGCCATTCAGGTTCTGAATATCGCTTTCAAGGTTCTTGCGCATTTCATTTGAATTCAT